CCCTCATAGCGTATGGTCAGCGCATCAAGTTCAGCACGATCCGCAGACTGCTCCTCAATATCCAGAGCTGATCCACCCATACCGATACCCGCTTGTGCAAGTGCAGCACGTTGCTGACCCAAGACTTGACGAGTACCACGACGCTGTTGCTCCTCACGAGCATTAGCTTGCTGGAGTTCTGAAGTTGCTTGCTGGCGTTTAATTGTTGCGTTGTAATTAGCTACGTCTTGTGCAGATTTTGCTTGTGCTTGAGCTGCCATCCCTTGTTGGATAGCTCCCACAGCACTTACAGCAGCACTTGCTGCCAACATTGCTCCAAGTGGAATTGCTGCCATTATTTGATCCTCGCATATAGCACAGCGTCATTTCCGCTTGGGGAGAAAGACCGCATATAACCTTCACGCTCAAATCCGAGCATCTGCATCCAACGATGTCCTTCTACAAAATTAGCATCGACAAACGCTTCAATACGCTTAAAGTCTGCAATCAACAGGTATCTTTCGACTGCTCTGTGGATACGAATAAACTCACGACCAAGGTTTGCAGAAAGTAATGCCCAAGCAATAGCACGATTATCCCATTGTTTGGTCAATCCTGCACATCCTAAAACGATTCCGTCTTTAATTGCTGTAAAGCATGGCCCTGCTGAAATCAGCGAAGGTGCATAGCTTTTATCAAAGTTTTGAAAGAAGTCAGCTTGCGACGCTTGCAACGCTAAATTATCCAGATGTTCAGGTTGAAATGGGACGATTTCCATTATCTGTCCTGCGTATGGACTTGCGGCATAATTGCAATCACCGTAATCGGTAACGGTTGATCCTGCTTAACCATAAGGTATCCGTCAAAGTCGTAGCCGTTAGGCCACTCCACCATCTTATCCCCTGTAAACAATGGGACTGCTTGGTTCATCGGATCAGCAGGTTTGCGAAATTGAATCTCGTCTAAATGATTCTCATCCGCACCCGCTTTAGCACCCAAAGTAGCTAGGAATCGGATGACAGCTTTAGTGATTCGCTTAGTCTTTCCCTGCGCCGTACCGTCACCCGCACCAGCTTCGATTCGCATTGTCTGCAATACAGCAGGGCAAGCAAGTCCTGCATGAATCTTTGATCCCGCAACCTGTAAAGTAATCGATCCACTTGCAACCACTCTGTTTGGATGCGCTGCACCATCGACCAATAAAGATACCGTCTGACCGTTTAAGTGACTTAATCCTGACACAGTTGTGACTGGAGTTCCGTCATAAGTTAACCCTGAGTCAACAAAGAAAGCATCAGCAATCGTAGATTCCTCGTCAAAATCAACCTCAAGATACTCAATATATCGTTTAGTTGATCCACCAATCGTGCGACGAACGATCATCCACAGGTCATCTTGCGTACCGTTTGGATTAGGAATGCTCTCAATGCACTCGACAATACCGCTACCACCAATAGGATGACGATGCCAACCAAGGACTTCTTGCTCTTTGTTGTAAGTAAATCCAATAAGCTGACCATCTGTACGGACTGCCCAGATCACGCTATTGGGTTCTTGCTGATAAACAATGTCAGTAATGCCGGAGTAAGAAATGTGCTCAGACAAAACCGTCAGGTCTGTAGATTTAAATCCATTGCTACCAAAGTCATATATCAATTCACGCATCTTGCGACCAGAGCGCTGCACAAATATGACAGTTTCACCGACTTGCACAGGAATGACAGATTTTGAACCAAATAGGGATTGCTGAGTGATCTTGACGTTGCCAGGGCCTAACGGTTCATCCGTTGTAACCTCACCGCACACAAACTCACCACCCGCAGTACCAATCAGCAGACCTTCCGCAGGAGACAGCCATTCAATTGTGTTAACAGTATCGGATGAAACCTCAATTGCAACCGCCATGTCAGAAGAAACTTCACCTGAAGAATTGCGATCAGAGAAGTTTTCAAAATCAGCAGAAACCGACATATCAATGTTTTGATTTGTACCAAATACCAGACGTTCACGAAAGAATGCCACTTGTGATGGCCACCCGCGAGTCGCTGACCAACGTGAAAACGCCCACCGAGGAGTCAGGTTAGCAGTCGATCCCACAGCAATCTGTGTCACCGTACCTGATACATACGCATTAAATGTACCAACAGCAGTCGTGCTGATCGTTTCGCAACCCGCACCAAGGTCATCTTGATAAGTATAGTTTATGGTCGCAGTAGCAATTGTCGTGCTGTATGCAGACGCAAGCATATCCACCGTATTTGCATCAACAACATATGCTTGGTATGTACCAGACACAATCTCGTTTGATGTTGTTGCTATTAAATTACCTGTACCACCGCAGCTTGTAGAATCATCTTGTCGATTCCAGTTATAGCTCGATGTAAGCGCAATATTGACTGTACTTCCAATAGCGTATCCATGTGATGCAACAGTCAATCTAATATTATTAGCACTTGTCGCAGCAATAGCAGTCACAGACTTTGCTGATCCTGCTGGACTATAGACCACGTTTGTCGGTAATGTTTGCTGCACCACAGCAGTTACAACGGATGTACTGGTAAACCCTGTAATCTTGACCGCACCGTAATCAAGCGACTCATATGTCCACTCGACACCAATAATTCCATCCAGAGACGTACCTGTAATCTGACCTGATCCGTCAATAAACGCACCGCTTGTGTGTGTCGGTTTGGTCGATCCTGTGTAATACGCATCCCCGCTTGGTGGTGCTGCATTAGTCGTGCATCGGTAAATCTTACCGTCCGACCTGCGACGCTCACCAAATGGATTGACGTTTATGCCAAAATCTTTTTGCGACTCCCAAGGTTTGATCGATCCACCGTCTTTACCTTCAATCAGGAACAGACTGCCAACATCGCTTGCAACGAACATTGGAGCAGATGAGGTTAAAGTGATCGTGCCTGTGGTTGCAGATGCGTAAACTGTAATGGTTTCGTCTGGGTCAATGTCCTGAAACGGGCCACCAACAAAGTCGACTGTGGTCAACGTCCAATTGACAGGGCCAAACCTAGACAGCTTTCTCGGTGCATAGCTTGGATGCACAATGTAAACAACGTCACCAGACTGCACAAAACGGATTCTGAGCGTTCCATTTGCATTAGCAAGGTCTGCGCTAGTGTATGGACTTGCAATCTCGTATGCGCTTCCACCTGAGATAACCTGTCCATGATTTGTATAGAACCGAATGTACTGATTTCCAAACTCAAGGATGTACGCTTGTGTCTCGCTGAACTCAAAGCGAACCAACCAAGTACGGTTTGCGGATGTCTTAACCTCAGAGACAAATCTGGTGCCTGATCTGCGGCGAGCTGGCCCTTGCACCATCGGAATAAAGTTCTCCAGACGCTTGCAACCTGCTGAATACTTGGACAGGTCAACTCGTCCGTCTAGCGTCGGAGACAGTTCACCTGCGTTAAAACTGGAGATTATCGGTGATGCTTTAGGCATTTTCTACCCATTGAACGAATAATTCAGCCATTCGTGCTTGACCGGAACGGTTTGTAAGTCTAAACAGATACGATATATTTGCTTTTAAGATAGCGTAATCACCTTGAAGTGTTGCACCCGCAGCATTACCACCTGATCCACCAACAATGATTTCTTCGTACAGGATACCGTTAGTCGTGACAGACGATGGTTGAACAATAGCACCAGTCTGCGCTACTCTGGTCGATGCACGATTGCGATTGCGAGGGACAAAGATAGTCCCACCTGTTACAGCAGTCACATTTTCATAAACTTTAAACTCTGCATCACCACCAATGCGGGTAACAAACCCTATCCCTACGGGCATATTTACAGGTGGTGTAATCACAATATCAATGCTTGCGTCATCAGCAAGGTTATTTAAATGACCCTTGGATGAGTAAGCATAGAACACCAGACCGTCAATAATGTTTTGCACCGACTCGTCACGATCAACGACCCATCGCATTACAGTACTATCGGACTCCGGTATTCTCATAGTCTGCTCAGTAACCAAGAGTTATCAGGTAAGTCCTGTGCAGGTTGCTCAATGGACGCAGACCGTACAGCAGTCATAATCGCAATCTTGTATTCATTAAACGCTGTGTCTTTCTTTTGATTTGATTGTGTCAAATCTTCAGCAAGTTCAAACGCTAACTTACAAGCAAACGCTTCGACAAAGTTTGTATCCCACATTGTCGTGTCTACAGTCTGAGCAATGTAGCGAATCTTCAGCGGAGCACCAAAGTCTGTCAGAATCTTGCGACCTTCCAAAACATAGTCAGCAGTCGCACCGTTGCGATAATCGTCCATGCTTGGCCCGTTATACACATCGTTGACTTGCAGCAGACGCAGGTAATCGCCAGGCACCTGATACTCGTACTCATATCCCCAGTCAGGTGTTGAGACTAGCGCAGGAAGCGATGCCCTCTTGACTGAGAACGACCAGATATGTGCTCGCAGCTCGGAATCACGCACAATGTCAAACATTGAAGTGATTGCACGAGCTTGTTTATTGTCATCCCCGAAGGAAATGATGCGAGCAGCACCTAACTTAGTGAGTGCTCGATTAGCAATCTCAACTTGTGATGCCATGACTTGCTCCCTTTAAGCAGGAGGCCAGACATCTTGCAGGATGTAGTTCTCAATGTTCTTCAATGCAATCAATACCTGTTCACGAGTTGCGTTGTCAGCTAAGTCAACAGCGACTTCAACAGTTTTTGATTGAGTGCTAGAACCTTCAACGACATCAGTCTGTGGTAGACCAATATCCAATGCGTAGTAGCGTGATGCCATGTTTAGCTCCAGATAGAAGTAGGGGAGCTTTCGCCCCCCCACCGTTACTCATTAAGGTGCAGAGAAATAGAGATCAACGATCAACGTACCGGAAGCTGGGAGAGCTGCGGTTGTGTTGGTCAAGATCACGACTTCCTGTGCAGTCAATGGAGCATCATCCGCAGCAGTCGAGACACCGAACAAAGTAGGAGCAGCAGCAGTAAACACAGCAGCAGCACGATACTTTGCAGCAGTACCAGCAATACCGATTGCAATGGTTGATGTACTAAGCGTAGCAGATGCGTTCAAAATGCCATAAGCAAACGCATAGCCAGCAGGGACTTGAGCTAGGACAACGGTATCACCGTCAGCTTGGGATGCAAGAGCAATCGTTGCACGAAAACGTCGTACACGACCACCTTGCACAGCACCATTGCTGTTGGTGACTGGAGTCGTACCAAGACCCGCTACTTCACTTGCATAGGTTTGAGCCATGATAAATCTCCTTATTCAGCACAAACGATTTCAACAACTTTGCCTTCTTCGGTGCGAGTAGCACCAAACGTACCCTTGACGTAGACTTGTGTTGCATAGCCCTTGTCAGCACGCTCAGAAATCATTGTGTTGATGTCGTTAAACATACCGAGATGCATACCTGACTTAGCAAACGCAGCGACACGACGCTGTGAGCTGCCATTGAGAGGTAAACGCTCTGTATGGATGAAGTTAAAACCCATGAAAGCTGTGATCTTGCCATCAACAAGCACCGGACGGGTGTTGTAGTCGAGCGAGATAGCCTGAGCTTCGTTTAGCAAATCATCATGCTGCGATGCAGTAATGACACAGAACAATGGATCATTGTCGATGTCTACTTCATTTTGCATAAGGATTTTCTTTGCTTCACGCAACTTTGCAAGGTTTAGACCAGTAGGGCCAGTAGAACCAGTACCAACAACAACGTCTTGGTCTACACCAAAGACTGTGTTGTCTGAACCGTTTTCACCAGTTTTTGCAGTTGCAAAGAACGCTGTAATGATCTCATCATCCATTGCACGACCGAGTGCATAAGCACCGTTCTGCGAATAAGAAGATGTAGGATCAATCAACATACGCAGCTTATCCTGATCGTCGATCAAGTCAGCCCACTCATAATCGGTGGGGAAAACCCAGCGAGCATTAGCAGGAGTCGAGATCAGCGGTGTATCACCGTGACGGATAGTGCGCTTCTGAGCCGTGACAGGGCCAACTTGCTCGATAGCTTTCGCAGCTTTACCTGTGTAGCTACCGACTGTTACTGTGTTACGCAGTTTAGAGCCTTTCTGTTGCAGCAACAATTGCACGTTGGTCGTGTATTGTTGTACAAAATGAGTAGTAATGTTGAAACTCATGACGAGCCTCCCACAAAAGTTAAAAAAGAAAAGTTTTGTCGAAAGACTTGTCCAGAAAGTCTGGGGTCAATTCTAATCGTTTAGCCACCGATCAAAGTGGTACGGTCTTTCCCGCAGGTCTGCCAGGTCGCTTGGGGGAGCGATTGTCTAGCGATTCATTATCCCCATCCCTGAGCACAAATTTCTCGTACTCAGAAGCCCGACTTACCACCTCTTTTGGTAATAAGTCAGACCTTACAGCTAATTTTAAACATTCTAATCGAATTTGTACAAGCATTTCGATCATGACGGGTAACCAGCTCGCATTAATCGCTCAAGCTCTGTCTTGGCATCCGCATCACCACTTAGGTACTTACTAGACCATGTAGGATCGCCTTTGAGCTGTCCAATCCGCACTCGTGCAGCTTCCGGTGACATACCAAACTTACCACCACCAGAGCCGTCTACGAACGAATCTTCGCCCATTCCCTTACCTATTTTCGCAAAGAATTGAAGCATACCCTTCGTACCCAAAGCACCTTCCATCTTGGAAAGGATAGCCTCATCCGCACCAAATTGTCGTGCTGCTCTGCGACCTGCTTCGATATTTGAGTCAAATTCTTTGCCCCATTCCTGTTGTAATTGCTGCATTTCCATCTCAGCAGCTTGTGCTGTTTGGGTTTGTTGAGCACCAACCATTGTTTCAGTTTGATGATTCCACCATGCTGCGAGACCTTCAGCTTGCTTTGAATTAAGTCCCAACTCGTGAAACTTACCCGCAGCAGCTTGCATAAACTCAGGTTGCACACCCTCTGGAGCAGCTAATTTGTATTGATCTGGTGACTGTGGCCGACCCAACTTGTCGTAAACCTGACCCCATTCGTCTGGTGTTGCGTCATCTTTTGGGATCACAAGACCGCGGCCTGACTTGTCTGCACCTAGAAACTTCTCTAGGTTAGTGTAAGACTGTATCGCATCGAGGGGACTTGCCCACCCTTTTGTTTGAACCGTACCTCGCACATCCTCTGGAAATGCATCGAACCATTGTCCTTGTGGTGCAGGTGCTTGAGTCCCTGCGGGTGCAGGGTTGCCAGTTTCTACTGACCCTTGTACGTTATCCATTATCATCCTCGTTAAGGTTTAACACTATGCGATCCTCAAGATGAAGATGCGCCATTATTCGCAACCAGACTTCCCGCCTACCTTCAGCCATCGCTGTGGCAATCGGATCGACTGACCTTGAAATTGGGGACACTACCGCTGTACTAGCGTTAGCACGACAAAACTTAGCTAGGTCAGCAAGTACAGTCTGACCATCACCATTGAGTCCATTGTCACCAAGGAATAAACGTCGATACGCATACCGACGCTTCCTGATCTTAGCTAAAAGTCTTTCCATCAAATTGGTAATGCTGCTGGTTGTTGACCAGCTAACGCTGCGGTTTCTGCCATCGTCTTAGCGGAGTTTGCAACGACTGGTGCAGCTTTGAGCAACTGTTCAGCTTGAGCTTGTTCAGCTTGTTGCATCTTCATTTGCTCTAACTCATCACGACTACGCAGAATCTTAGCAGGAACGCCGTTGATCTCTGACAGCTCTCGTGCAATTTCCTCTGGTTTAAAGATCATCAACACGCTAGGATCATACTGAGCTAACGGAATAACAGACTCCAATGTACGCAGGATTGCAACACCTTCCTCAGCTCGTTGCGCTCGGTTCAATGGTGACACATACTCAATCTCAATCTCACCACCACGCTCGTCCATCGCTTCAGGCATTCGAGGAAGGATTCCCGCACGAGCAAGAATGTCCAGCTCACGCTCAATCATCGGGCCAAGCATTTCAGATTGCTGTCTACCCATAGTAGGCGCAAGCAGCGCACCCTTCT